CAAGCCTCGTGCTCACGCATCCCGGCACGCTGTCGAAGACGGCGAGCGAGAACATCAAGACCTCCGTGCAGAACGCCATCGGCGGCGACAATCGCCACCGCCTCTTGATCTTCGAAGAGGGGATGAAGGCCGAAAAGATTTCCATCCCGCCCGATGACGCGCAATTTCTGGAGACGCGGAAATTTCAAGTCCTCGAAATCGCCCGCTGGTTCAATCTGCCGCCGCACAAGCTGCGCGACCTGGAGCGCGCGACCTACAGCAACATCGAGCAGCAGGCCATCGACTTCGTCACCGATACCCTGCGGTACTGGCTCGTCGTCTGGGAGCAAGAGCTCCGGCGCAAGCTGATTCCGGAGCTCGAGTGGAATCAGCAATTCGTCGAGCACCTGATCGACGGCCTGCTGCGTGGCGATTCGCAGGCCCGCCATACCGCCTACGCCTCGGGCCATCAAAACGGCTACTACTCCATCGACGACATCCGCGAGCTGGAGAATCTGAATCCGCTGCCCGATGGCGCCGGGGAAAAGTACTACGTCCAGGTCAACATGGTGCCCGTCGATCGCATCGATGAGCTGGTGGACAAGCAAGTCTCGACGGCGGCGCCCGCGGATCCCACGCCACTCCCGACGGCGCGGGCCCTGCCGGATCCCGACGCCAGCGCCCGCATGATTGCCGCGCAACGCGCCCTCTTCGTCGATGCGATGGGACGCATGGTGCGGCGCGAGACGCAAGCGCTGCGGCGGGCCGCGAAGAGCGGCTCGGCCGGCGTGACGCAGTGGCGGGAGGAGTTTTATCCGAAGCACGCCGGGATGCTGCGCGATGCACTCTTGCCCGCGGTGTCGTCCCACCTGGCCTATGTGGCGGCCACCACCGGCGCGCAGGAGATCACGCGCCAGCTCGCCGAGGCCCATATCGCCGAATCGCTCGGAGAGCTCGAGCGCTTGCCCGCCGAGGAATTAGAAAACGCGGTGGATCTCATGGCTCAGCGCTGGGAAGTCCACCGGCCCGCCGCCCTGGCCGATAGCCTGATGACGGAGGAACTACGCCATGCCCTCACTCGCCCCGCCTGACGCGCTCGAGACGCGCTATCAGCCCGGCCATCTGCGCGTGGCTCTCGGCGACGGCCTGCGCCCCAAGTTGACCGGCCACGCCATCGTGTTCAATGCCCCGAGCGAAACGCTGGGCTTCTTCCGCGAGCAGATCGCGCCGCAGGCGATCCAGCGCACCTTTGACGAGGGCATCGACGTGCGCGCGCTGGTCGATCACGATCCAGCCAAGATCCTTGGGCGGGTGAGTGCGCGCACACTCAAGATCGCCGGCGATCCTCACGGGCTCCTGGTGGAGATCGATCCGCCCGATACGACCTACGCGCGCGATGTCCTCGAGTCCGTGCGCCGCGGCGATCTCAGCGGCATGTCCTTCGCCTTCCGCACGCTCATCGACGAGTGGGACGAATCGGTCGAGCCGCCGATGCGCACCGTGAAGGACATGCGGATCTCGGAAGTGAGTATCGTGACCTTCCCTGCGTACCCCCAGACCGACGTGGACGTGGCCCAGCGCTCGCTGAGTGCCTATCGCGCGGCCAAGCCCTTCGTGCCCTCGCTCGCCTTGCGCCGCCGCATGCTGGAGCTGCCGTGAGTCAACTCCGCGGCCCGCAAGTCCCGCTGGTGACGCGGCTGGCCGCCGCCGCCTACGATCACGCGCTTCGCGACGAGTTTTTTCAGGCCATCGAGTATTTCGATCAGCTCGTGAAGATCCAGCCGCGCGCCAGCTTCTTCATGAGCTACGGCTCGGCCTTGATGGCCGTCGGGCGCTCCGCGGAGGCGACGGCGATCTATGAGCAGGCGCTCACCGCGCCGCCGGGCTTGCAAGGCTACGAGCGCATGATGGTCCACGAGAACCTGGTGTTCAGCACCGATCAGATGGACGACACCACGCTCGCGCAGGCGTCGGAACGGCGCAACGATTTCGCGCGGACCTACTTCGATCCCCTCGTGGCCAAGCCGCGGGCGCCCTACGCCAACACGCTGGATCCCGAGCGCCCGCTGCGCGTCGGCTACGTCGGCGGCGATTTCTCGATGCACTCGGCGACGATGGCCTTCGGCGTCGTGCTCATCAATCACACGCCGGCCGTCGAGCCGTTCCTCTACAACACGGCCCGCCCGAATCGGTGGGACGAATTCACCACGGTCTATTCCCAGCGCTGCACGCTCCGCATGATCGAGCAGGGCCAGCAGATGAGCGATGACGATCTCGCCGAGCTCGTGCGGCGCGATCGGATCGATATCCTCGTCGATCTCGGGTCATTCAGCAACGGTGGGCGGCTCTCCCTCTTTGCGCTGAAACCGGCGCCCATTCAAATCACCGCGTGGGGCTACGTGATGGGCACGGGCTTGGAGACGATTGATTACATTTTCGGGGATCCCGTCGCCATGCCGCACCGGCTGCAGCCCTATTACCGCGAGCAGATTTATCACTTGCCGAGCATCATCCCGTTCAACTACCAGCACTACGCGCCCGAGCCCAACGTCCTCCCGTGTCTGCACAATCAGCCCTTCACCTTCGGCTGTTTCAATCGGGCGGCGAAGATCGGGGCGAAGACGTTGGCGCTCTGGAAGCAAGTCCTGCACGCGCTGCCGGAGAGCCGACTCATTCTCAAAGAGGGCCAGCTCGGCTATCCCTACCACGCCGAGCGCATCCTGAAAGCCCTGGAGATCAATCCGCGGCGGGTGATCATCCAGGGGCACTCCGGCCACGCCGATCACCTGGGCGCCTATGGCCAGATCGACCTGGCCCTCGATCCCTTCCCGATCGCCGGCGGGGTCTCGATGCTCGAGGGGATCGGGCAGGGGGTGCCCGCGCTCATCCGCCGGGATGCGAATCAGGAGCGGGTCTGCTCCCTGGTCGGGGTGTCAGCGTCGGAGATCCTGGGCCTGTCCGATTTCGTGGCCGATAGCGATGAGGACTACGTGCGGCTGGCGAAGGCGTGGGCGACGGAGGGCCGGCCGCTCTTGGCCCAATGGCGGATGTACCTGCGGGCGATGCTGCTGAAAAGCCCGATCCACGCCGGCTACGTGCAGGCCGTGGAGGGCGCCTACCGGGACTTCTGGCGGGAGTACTGCGGCAAGGCCGGATCAGCCGCCTAGAATTGGCAGCCAGGGGCCTTAGAAACGATTTCTTGACAAGGTGGCGCGTCAAGATCTAGCCTCTGGGCCGTCGATGGGCCTTCGGAGCCGACGCTGACCAGCCCACCGGCCACATAGCGAAGACGCGCACGCCGTAGCGGGCGCTGGATCGCGGGATCGAATCTCTCAACGTGAGAGTTTCGCCAGCCGGCCAGCGCTGTCCCATGCGGTCGCCTGGGCGAACAAGAAAGGGCGGCCATGCCGGCACATCAGGATCTCGTCGATCAGCGCCACGCCATCGCGCAAGAACTCCGCAAGATCGTGGACAAAGCCACCGCCGAGAAGCGCGATCTGAACGCGGAGGAAAACGAGAAGTTCGACCGGCTCCACGGTGAGGATTCGGCGCTTCGCGCCAAGCTGGACAAGCTAACTCGCCTGGAGCAGATCGAGCGCGAGCTCGGCGAGAGCCGCGGCCGGCAAGCCGAGCCGGCGAAGCCGTGGACGCCCGAGCCGACCGTGCCTGCACGCCGGGAGACCTCCCAGGATCGCTATGCCTCCGGGCTCGAGGGCTTCCGGACGTGGCTCCTGGCCGGATCGACCAAGCGCAACACGATCACCGCCGAGCGCATCGACGCCGCCCGGCGGGTAGGCTTCGATCCCGATAGCCGGATCGTCGATCTCGAAATGCCCGTCATCGTGCCGCATTCGCTCGAGGAAGCCCGCAGTCTCAAATACGACGCGGTGGACTACCGGGCGATGGCGGTGGGCTCGGCCGGCCTCGGCGGCTACTCCGTCCCCGATGAGCTGATGCGCCCGCTCGAGGTCGCCCTGCTCCAATTCGGCGGCATGCGCACGGTGGCCACCATCCTGCGCACCGATACCGGCGCTTCGCTGCCGATCCCGATGACGAACGACACCGCCAACAAGGGCGAGATCATCGCGGAGAACGCGACCGTCAATCAGCAGGATCTGACGCTCACCCAGCTCACCCTCGGCGCCTACAAGTATTCCTCGAAGATGGTGCTCGTCTCCGTCGAGCTCATGCAGGACAACGCCATCAATCTGGCGTCCTTCCTCGGCGAAGCGCTGGGCACCCGGATCGGCCGCATCACCAACGATCACTGGACGACCGGCACCGGCACCAGCCAGCCGTGGGGCATCGTCACCCGGGCGACCACCGGCAAGGCGTCGGCGACCTCGCAGCAGACCAGCGTGATCTTCGACGACCTGGTGGACCTCGAGCACTCCGTGGATCCGGCCTACCGGCCCGGGGCGCGCTTTATGATGCACGACAGCACGCTCAAGGTGATCAAGAAGCTGAAAGACACGAGCGGCCGGCCGCTCTTCCTGCCGGGCCTGGCCTCCACGAATCCCGACACGATCCTCGGCTATCCCTTCGTCATCAATCAGTCGATGGCCGCGGTGGGGACGACGGCGAAGTGCATTCTCTTCGGCGATCTGTCGAAGTACATCATCCGCGACGTGCGCGGGATCACGCTGCTGCGGCTCGATGAGCGCTTCGCGGAATTCCATCAGACCGCCTTCCTGGCCTTTGCGCGCTTCGACGGCGATCTGATGAACGCCGGCACCAACCCGGTCAAGTTCTTCGTCAACGTGGCGTAGGAGGCGGGCATGGCGTGGCTGGCGGGCGGGACGACCAAGCAGTGTGAGAAGTGCGGCGGCACCATCAAGACCGACAACGAGATCGTGGAGCAGCCGGAAGAGGGCGAGCCGGTGACGCGCGAGATCGAGCGGCATCTCGGCTCCTGCAATCCGCCGGTGGTGGAGGAGTACGCGGAGGCGCCGAAGCCGTGAAGATCAAGTGCCTCGTGCCGGAGGCGGATATGAGCGGGTCGTTCGACTACGGGCAGATCGTGGATATGCCCGAGGCGACGGCCCGCGCCTTTCTGAAACGGCGCACGACCGACGGCTCGCCGAAGTGGGTGGAAGTGGCCCCGACGGCCTGCCCGCACTGTGGCCAAGATCTCGAGGCGCCGCCGCTCGAGGCGGCCACCGTCAGCCACCAACCGCGGCGCCGTGGCTGACGCGCTCAACCTGGTGACCGCGCCATTGATCGAGCCCATCACGGTCAATGACGTGAAGCTGCACGCCCGCGTGACTGGCCTGCAGGATGATCAGGTCATCGCGAGTCTCATTCCCGCCGCCCGCCGCCTGCTCGACGGGCGGGACAGTTGGCTCGGGCGGGCCCTCATCACGCAAACCTGGGATTACTTCTTGCCGGCCTTTCCGTGCTGCGGCGAGATCCGGATCCCGCTGCCGCCGCTGCAGAGCGTGACCTCGGTGAAGTATTACGACGCGGCGGGCGCCCTGCAGACGCTCCCGCCGGCCGACTACGTGGTGGACACCTACGCGCAGCCTGGGCGCATCGTCCCGGCCTACGGCGTCTCGTGGCCGTCCACCCGCTCGTATCTGCCCAACGCCGTCGAGATTCGCTTCGTCGCCGGCTACGGGGCGAAGGTGTCCGACATTCCCCAAGATATCCGCGCGTGGCTCGCCCAAGCCGTGGCCTTCCTCTACGAGAATCGCGAAGCCCCGGTGATCCCGACGGCGTTTCTGCACTCGCTCGGCGGCACCTACCGCGTGGAGTACGCCTTTTGAATGCCGGCGAGCTGCACGACCGGATCATCCTCGAGCGGCTGGATCGCACGACGAGCGAATGGGTGGAGATCGCCGATCCGGTGATGCGCGCGTCGGTCGAATCGCAGGGCGCCGAGCTCTACCGCGTGCGGATTCGCTACCGCCACGATCTCTTCGGCTTGAAGGACACCGAGCCCAAGCTGCGGATCCTCTGGGATCGCGGCGCCGGCGAGCCGCGGGTCCTCTTCGTCGATGACGTGCTCGAGACGGTGCGCGCCCGGGAAGTGACCCTCATGGCGGCCGGCCGCCACGTCGAAGAGCCCGTGCTGCCGCATGGCGTGATCGAGCGGCGCACCTGGCCAGAATAAGGGGGCCTCATGTCCAACATCGCGAACGGCTGGACCTTCAATCGCGGAGACGGCGCCACGCCGACGGAAGCGTTCACGGAAGTCCCGAACACCAGCCGGGCCGATCCAGGCGCCCCGACCTCGCCCGATATCGACGTGACGCACCTGGGCTCCACGGCGCGCGAGAGCAAGCCGGGCCTGCCGGCCTTCGGCGACTTCCAGGCCGAGACGATCTATACGCCTGACGATACCGTCCACAACGCGATGCGTGCCGAGGCGCCGTCGGCGACCTTCCGCAACTATCGCCTGATGGATCCCACGAACACCTTCGGCTTCCAATTCTCGCTGGCGATCGCCACCTTCGTCACCGCCGGCTATGAGGTCGATGGCTCCCTGCGCAATCGCATCACCTTCAAGCAACAAGGGGCGCCGACCTTGGTTGGGGACGCATGAGCCTGCGCGATCGCGTGCGCAGCTTGAAACCGCGACGGGTGAGAGTCGCCGTGCCAGGCCATGACCTCGAGGTCACGCTCCAGGCGCCGACGGCGGGCGCCTGGCTCGAGTATCAGCGGTGGCTGATGGCCTTGCCGTCAGACTCGCTCGAGCATCTGACGGCGATCGTCGCCCTGACCGCGGTCGATCCCGAGGACGGCAAGCCGATCTTGACCGCCGAGGATTGCCAGCAGCTTCCCCATGATGTCTTGACCACCTTGGCCCGGGCGGCGATGGAGCTCACCCACAGCACGGCGGATCAGGGAGTGGCCGCCGCCAAGGGGGAATCCTCGCCCAGCCGCTCCTGAGATACACCCTGGGGCTCTCACGGCGGCTGGGGATGAGTTGGAAGGCCATGCTGGAGACGGTGGACATCGACGAGCTGGTGTATCAAGTCGCCTACGATGCCCTCGAGGCCGAGCCGGCGAAGGCCCCGGCCTCGGCGGCGCCGGCGCCCGCCTTGATCGATCTCATGGCTCCCGATGTCTACGAGCAGATCAAACGACGGCTTGGGATGCGCCCGTAGACCATGGCCGCCGTCAATGCGTCCCTCACCATCAAGGGGCTGAGTGAACTCGACCGGGCCCTGGCCGAGCTGCCCGACAAGGTAGAGGAACACGTGATGGCGGTGGCGCTCCGTGACGCCGGCCTGGTGATCCACCGCGCCGCCGTCGCCAATATCCCCAAGCGCTCCGGCCGCACCGCGGCCGATCTCCGGCTCGCCGTCCAGCAGCCCGCCACCGATCAAGGCGTGGCCGCCGTCGGCGGCACCACCGGCAAAGACGGGCGGGCCTTTATCCTGCGCTTCCTCGAGATGGGGACGAAGGCCCACAAGATCGTGGCGGGCAGTAACGAGCGGCGCCAGGCGCGGCAGGCAGCCAAGGCGCTGGCGGCCATCGGCCAGAAAAGTGCGGCCCGGGCCCTGCGTAAGCGCGTCCGTGAGGGCGGGATCCGGATGCGGAAAGCGCTGCGCATGCCCGGGCCCACCTTCCGCCGGAGCGTGAACCATCCCGGCTCGCCGGTACTGAGCCCGTTGACGCGGGCCCTCTTCGAGAACGGCCCGCGGGCGATCGATGTGTTTCGCCGGGCGCTCTGGGCGGGGATCGTGAAGCAAGCGCGCACGCTGAAACAGCCCGCATGAGCACCACCGAGATCGGCGCGCTCATCGTCTCGCTGCGTACCGAGTCGGCGGAATTCCGCGCCGAGATGGACAAGGCCCGCGGCTCGCTCAAGACCGTGGGCGCGCAGTCGGATCAGACCAGCCGCCAGATCGCCAAGGTGGCGGCCGACGGCTTCGGCGCCATCATCCCGCTCAGTTTCCGGGCCGAGAACGCGCTCGAGCGCTTCATCGAGCGGGCCTTGAAAGCCCAAGGCGCGATGGCCCTCTTCGGCAAGTCCGTGCTGGCCGTCGGCGTGGGGCTGGCCGCCTTCAAGCTGGGCTCGCTCATCGGCGAGATGCTGTCGCTCGGCACCACTGTTTCCAAGTACGACGAGGAAGTGAAAAAGGCCACCGCGGCTGAAAAGGAATTCATGACGGCGCTGCGGGCCCGCGGCGATCTCCAGCGGAATCTGAATCGCGAGCTGGCCAGCGTGCGGGGCGACGAGCTCGCCACCTTCCGCGCCGCCGAGGAAGAGCGCAACGCCCGCATCCGGCAAGTGGTCGGGCCCACCGCCGAACGCGATCGGCTGCTCGCCCAGAGCGCCCAGATCCGCGCGCAGCAGGAAAGCAAGTTTTTCCAGGAGCAGCAGCGGCTCGCCGCCGAGAACGAGCAAAAGAACCTCGAGCGCATCAAGCGGGAGATGGACGCGCAGGCCCAAGCGTGGCAGCAGGAAACTGCCGCCTATTCGGAATCGCTGCAGCGGCGGCTCAAGCTGCGGCAGGACTTCGAAGCGCAACTCGGGCAGGGGGGCTTTGGCGGCGGCGCGGCGGCGGGCTTCGGCGAAGTCCGCCAATTGCAAGAGCGGATCCGGGCCGAAGCCCAACAGCTCGCCTTTCTCGAGCGCGAAGGGCGCATCAGCCAGACCGATTCGATTCGCGAACAAGCGCGGATTCGAGAGCGGGCGCTTCAAGACGCCGCGCAGATTCGCCAAGCCTTCGGCGCGCTGCCCGCCGTGCTCGAGGCCGTCGATCGCGCGGTGGCGTCCATCGAATTCGGCAACTTCGGCGCCGAGCTCCAGGTGGCCCGCGGCGAGATCGAGATTCTGGCCCCGCGCCTGGATGAGCTGCAGAACGGCCTCGGCCAATTCGCGGCAGCCCTGGCCAGCATGCCCAACGCCGTCGATCCGGCCTCGGCCGCGGTGCGGAAGCTGAGCGTGGACTATCTGAATCTCGCGAATGCGATCTATCAGGCGGTGGCCGCGCAGAGCACGCTCATCGGCGGCGCCGCACCCGTGCAGCCCGCGGAGACGCCGTGATCGAGACGGCCCGGGCCCTCACGCAGCAGGGACGCGATCTGCGCGAGCTCATCGCCGCCATGCGCCGCACGACCCAGGCCATCGAGACCGCCTTTATCCGCGATCCCCGCGATCGGCAATTCTTTCTCACGCCCGCCGATCCGCGCTTCTCGATTCGGCTGAGCGAATGGGATCCGCGCGTGCGGAAGATCCTCGGGCGCAGCGTCGTGCGCGATCCCCGCACGGCGTTTCTGCGCCCGAGCGTGACGCGCGATCCGCGGCTCTCCACCTTGATGGCGCTGACGCGCTTTGTCTGGGTCCGTGTGAACTCCAAGCCGATGCCGGGTGAGTCATGACCATCACGGAGTGGCTGAAGATCCAGACGGCGGCGTGGAACAACCTGGCCGACGCCGTGGACCGCCTGCGCGCTTCGCCCCAGCTCGACGTGCAGATTCGCGCCGATGACACCGAGGAAGCCGACGCCATCAAGCGCGGCCAGCGTCCCGCCTTGCTCGATGCCCTGCGGCGGATGCTCTAGTGCCGACCTATCCCGTCACCTTGTTCGCCCAGAACCTCTTGGAGTCAGGCACCGTCACGTCGAGCTCGACGGCCACGGGCTACGCGGTCACGCGGCTCTACGATCGCGATCGTAGCCAGGTCTGGAAGGCGGCCTCGGCCGTCGCCGTCGATATCGAGATCGATCTCGGCACCGCCCAGGATGTCGGCGGCCTCGCCCTGGTGGGCCACAACTTCCCCGATCCCACGACGCTGGATCTCTACTACGGCGCCTCGAGCCCGGCCAATACGCTCCAGGGGAGTCCCGCCGTCGGCGACGATCCCTATAGCGCGACCTTTGCGGCAGTCTCGGCGCGGTACTGGCGGCTCCACATTCCGGTGCTGACGGGCAGCGTCGTCCCCGAGCTCGGCGAGCTGATGCTCGGCGATCCGCAAGTCTTGACGTGGAATCCGTCACTCGATCGGATCCAAAAGATCCGCAACGGCAACGTGCAGCGGGACGAGTCGCCCGCGGGCTACACGTGGGCGGTGCGCAAGGGCATCCAGCGGATCCGCTGGGTCTATGGCTGGAATGCCGTGGGCGAGGATGACCGGACGGCCCTGGCCACCGCCTTCGCGGCGCTCGATGACGGCGCCAAGAAATTCGTGCTCGTCGATGACGAAGGCACGACGCGCTGGGTGATCTGGCGCTCCACGTCCTATGCGGAAGTGCCGCTCGGGAATAGTCAGTGGCAGATCCCCGAGATCATCTTCGAGGATGCGCCGTGAAGACCCTGAGCGCCGCGGCCACGCTCGCGACCGAGCGGCCCTATGCCACGCCGATCTTTCTGGCCGAGATCACCTTCACCGTGCCGTCCTCGCTGACGCTCTATCTCGCCGATCGCGCCGTCACGATGGGCGGCCAGGACTATCTGCCCTTCGTCGTCGATTGGGGCACGCTCGAGAGTACCCTGAACGTCCTCGACGTGGATGGGCGGCCGGCCACGGCGACGGTCCTCTTCAATAACACGACGCCGATCGCCGGCCGCGATCGGCTCTCCGATCTGATCCGCACGACCTTCAACCCCGGCGGCTACGAGTGGGCCTTCGCCGCTTGCACGATCCGCCAGGGCTTCGACGGGCTCACCGACGCGGCCGATCTCGCCACGCTCGGCGTGTTCTATCTCGAGGATCCCACCGACATCGGCGAGGACCGCCTCGCCGTGCGGATGAGCGATCAGGGCCTCGTGATCGATACCGCGCTGGCCGTCACCCGCGTCAATCGTGAGGAGTTTCCCCGCTGCAATCTCGCCGAGGTGGGCCGCAGCATCCCGATTCCCTTCGGCACGATGCGCGGGGTGCCCGCCGTCCAAGTCGTCGATAGCGCGCAGGATCGTCTCGACGGCGGCATCACGGCCTCGGCCACGAGCCTCACCCTGCAGGATGCCACCGACTTCCCGTCGGGTGCCGTGACGATGCAGATCGACAGCGAACAGGTCACCGGCACCAAGAGCGGCAATTCGTTCGTTTCGCTGTCTCGCGCCAATAACGGGACGAGCGCCGCGGCGCACCCGCACGGGACGCCCGTGTACGAAGTGCGGGCGGGCACGGCCGCCTATCGCTTCGCCGTCGGGGAGCACGTCGGCGATTTCAAGATCCGGTCGATCAGCAACGTGACGATCGACGACGAGCCGCCGACCTCCACCGCCGTCAGCATCGTGCTGGAAGACACCACCATCGTGCCCGGCAAGAACTTCGCGATGATCGATATGAACGGGCTCGCAAAATTCTTTGTCGAGGCCCCCACCACCGCCGAGCGGGATGTCAGCGTGACCACGCTCGGGTCCGTGCTCAATGGCAACGTCGGCAGCCCCACCTCGCCGATGGAACGGACCATTGCCCCGAGTTGCACCGGGGGCACGACCTCCACCGTGCGGAGTCTCAATGGCCGCGTCCAACGGGCGGGCAATAAGACCGGCATCGTCTACTGGCAAGTGGCGCGGCGGCTCTCCGGCGGGAGCAACGTCATCGTGGCGACGGGCACGTATGCGAACGAAGTGGGGGGCGATCAATCCTTTTCCGACAGTAAAACGTATGCCTCCACGTCCAATGAGATCGTCTCGCTCATCTTTTCCGGCGGCGAGTGGAACGATGGCGAGCTCTATCTCTACTTCGATAATTACCACGTCGAGGACTCGACCACGACCGTGCAAGGCGGGGGCCCGGTCACCATCGGCACGGTGCGCTGCGATGTCGAAGGGATTCAAGACGACGACGACGGCACCATCAGCGGCACGCCGGCGCTGCTCCTGGAGAATCCCGCCGATATCACGCGGCTGATCCTCACCGAGCTCTACGACATTCCGAGCGCCAGCCTGGGCACGACGTGGGCCACGACGCGCACCCGGCTCGCCGGACTCGCCTACGCCTGGGCCTTCCCCTTGGACTACGACACCTTTGCGAATCTGCGGCGCCAGCTCGGCGAGCAAGCCCGCGCCGCGCTCTATCTCGAGGCGGGCCTCTGGGAATTTCAGTTTCTCGACGACGCGCCGAGTGCGGGGCTCACCCTGGACTATCCGCGCGATATCTGGGACGGCGAGCCCGCGCTCCTGACGCGCACCCCGCGCGTGGACGTGCGCAACCGGCTCACCGTGAACTCGCGTATCGATTTCGTCACCGGCGACTATCGGCGACGGGTCACGCTCGAGGATCTGACCCAGATCCCCACGGCCCAGGCGGGGGAATTGCTGTTGCCGTGGGTCCAAGATGAAACGACCGCCGCGAACCTCGGCGCGTACTGGCTCTCGATCTGGGGCCGCCAGCGCTTCTCGGTGGCGCTCACGGCCTGGTGGAATCTCTTGCCCGTCACCAAGATCGATTACTTCCGCGTGCAGAGCCATCCGATCCTCGAGGCGCACGGCGACGATGCGCTCGTGTTTCGCGTCGTGCGGCGCGATGACCGGATCGCCGACGGGCGCGTGGCCTTGCACGGCGTGGAAGTGGCGTTGCTCCCGGTGCCCCGCGATCCCGAAGAGGACGAGGACATGGTGTGTAACTGCCGCCTGACCTACGTGAGCACTACCCAGATCCGCCTCGATCCCTGGCAGGGCAATCAGATCCGCATCAAGACGGGGAGCGGCTGGCAAGTCGGCACGGTGCCGAGCGCCGGCGTGACGAAGGATACGACCGGGCTCTCGGCGTCCACGCTCTACTACGTCTACGCCTACGACAGCAGTGGCACCTTGACGCTCGAGCTCAGCACGACGGCCTACAGCGTGGACACCGTGACGGGCCTCGCCATCAAGACGGGCGACGATACGCGGCTCTTGGTCGGGCTGGTGCGCACGAATGCCTCCACGCAATTCGCCGACTCAGCCACCCAGCGCTTTTGTCTCACCTGGTTCAATCGCCACCACCGCCACGCCACGAATACCTTTAGCGCGGATCGCACGACGACCAGCACCAGCTTCGTGGAGCTCAATACGGAGATCCGCATCGAATTCCTCGCGTGGTCGGATGAGGCCGTCTACGCGGGCGCCTCGGGCGGCCTCGCCAATAACACCCTGGGGAACACGAATCAGAGCGGCCTGGCCTTCGATGGAACGACGCCGACCTCGACGAGTGGGGCCGTCTCCTACACCGGCGCGACCGCAACGAACCTGGGCACGCTGGCGGGGGCGGTCGTCACCACGCTGACCGAAGGCTATCACTACTTGACGCTGGTCGGGCGCGTGAGCGCCGGCACCGGCACTTGGTTCGGTACCGATGCCTCCAACACGGCGAAGTGTCGCCTCTGGCTCGATCTGCGGGGCTAAGTGCAGTCAACGTAACGAGGAGGATCACATGGCCAGATTTGGATGCGGCGTCCTCACCACCACGGCGGCCAACATCACGTTGCCCGCGATGGGCCTCTATAACTCGGCGTCGGTCGTCGCGGCCTTGCGCGAAGTCGGGATCTCGAATACGAGCTCGACGGCCTGCGCCTTCATGATCTCGCTCGTGACCACAGTCGGGACCAAAGTCTCGACGCCGACCGAAGTGAAGCATCGCGACAACGGGCCCGCCTCGGAAGTGGATGCGGTCACCTGGTCCGCCGGTCCCACCATCGGGGCCACCTTGGGGTATCGCCAGCAGCTCGGCGCCGCCGTCGGCGCGGGCGTGATCTGGACCTTCGGCGGGGACGGCCTGCAGTGCGCCGTCGGCACGGCCAACGCGCTGGCGATCGCGACATCTGACACGACGGCGCAGAACGTCCATGCCTACATGGTCTGGGATGAGTAAATTCCTTTGCGCGAAGGTCCGGACGACCGCCGGCGCCATCACGGCGCCGGATGGTCATTCGATGCCCTGCCGGGCCTGGCACGTCCAGATGACCAGTGTTGAGGAACCAATGGGCCCGCAGTGGGGCATTGCTGACGTGATGATCACGGTCCTCCACGAATGTCATTTCGTGGAGGGCCAGATTTACGAGCTCGACTTCGAGCGATGAGCCGCTGGACCAGCCGCCACGCCGTCAGCCACGCCGATCTCTTCGGCAAGGATCACAAGCACGTCGGTGAGGAGGACTGGATGACGTGCGTGCATTGCTACTTCGGCTGGAAAGTCGAGCCGGGCAGTGGCCGCACCCGGAGCTGGTGCCATGACTGCAAAGGGCCCGTCTGCAACCGCGGCCCGGAGCATTGTCGCGAGTGCAAGTATCTCGCGAAGCTGAAATTCTACGTCGCCATCGGCGCGCCGCGGGCGCGCGGGCGGTGGGCGCTGTGAGCATCATCGGGATCCTCGTCTACTGGAATGCCTCGACGGATACGAGCGTGAACAACTACAAGGTCTACGCGGGGACGGCGCCCACGAATTACAACCTCGCCAATTCCCCGATCACGACGGGCCACGTGCTGCACACTTACTATCCCGTGCCCGGGCCCGGGCGGTACTACTTTGCCATCGCCGCCGTCTCGACGAGCACGGGGGAGTCGAATAAGGGAACCGAGTTTTCTCTCGACGTGCGCGAGCCCACGGGGCGCGTGACGCAGATGGTGCGGCGGTCGCTTGCATGAGGTATCTCGTGTCTGTGCTCCTGCTGCTCGGGGCGCTGGCGCCGGCCGGCGCGCAGCCCACCGGCGGGACGGCCACGCAAGCCGGCGCGTCGTTTGTCTCCCTGCGAGTCGCGAAGTCGGGCAGCGGCTCCGGCACCATCACCGGCGCCGGGCCCATTAATTGCGGGACGCAGTGCGATGCCTCCTACGTGACGGGCGTGACCGTGCGCTTGGTCGCCGTGGCCTCGAGCGGCTCCACCTTTACCGGATGGTCGGGGGCCTGCGAAGGCACGGGCACCTGTGCCGTGACCATGAGCGCCCCGCAAACCGTCACGGCCACCTTTGCGGTGCCCCAGACCGTCGATCGCTACGCCGGGCCGAGCGGAACGGGCAGCCCCAACGACTGCACCAGCTATAGCTCGCCATGCCATATCGCTAGACTCATGCAGGTCCTGGCCTGCGGTGAAACCGCCATGTTGCGCGACGGCGAATATACCGGGTCTACCAATAACGCCATCGATCTGTATAACGCCCCACCCGCCCATCCGACGTGTACGGCCGACAGTCAAATTCGGATTGTGGCCGAAACCGACGGCGGGGTGTTCATTAACGGGGACGGGGCGCGGGCGACGTTTAATGTGGCCGGCGTAACCTACTGGAATTTTGAAGGCTTTGATGCGGGCAATAGCGGCAACGGAGAATACCCCGGCTATGTGGGCGGCACCGGCAGCAGCGTCCCCACCACCAACAGCAGCTTCAAACGGATGTGTTTCTCTAATGCGTACAACGAAGGCGTCAGCGCCTCCAACCGAAATCTACACGTCTTCGGAACCTCGGGAGTGACCAACAGTCTGTTTGAAGATATTTGCGCCCACGGATGGGGCCGCAATACATTGCTGACCAACAACGATTTCGGCGAGATCAACGGCAATACTTATCGCCGCTTTTGGCTCCGATTTGAAGGGTACGTGAACGCCGCGGATAACTACGTCTCCCAGGTGAACTATTTGAGCAATTCGCCCGCCAGTCCAGCGAGCGGCAATAATACCTATGAGAATTTCATCGTCATTCATAGCGGCGAACAGAACCCCAGCTTCACGGGCGCCGAAAAATATATGGGCATGTCTCGCCGCTGGACGAGCCTGCCCGATGCCCGCGTGGGATTTGTTTTGTACGCCTACTCAACGAGCTACGCCGGGAGTCAACCCTTCTATCGCGATGTGAATGCCAACGGGGCGAATGAGGCGTGGACCACGAACGCCGTCGATATGTTCGCCGATGCGCGATCTCACTCCACGGTGGCGCCGATCCACATGGATTGCTCGATGGGCGCCAATCCGACCAAGTGCGCGACGAATAGCGCCGACCGGTTGACGGCCATCCGGGCCTCGGGCGGCGCCACGTCCATTTTCAATTTCCAGAACACCACGAACACGAACGAATGCACCTCCCTGGCGAGTTGTCCGAATTTTTATACAGGGGTGGCGCAGGGTGGCGGCTCGACGCCCGGCGCGCGAAATTGTTTCGCGTATAGTGGTGGCTCGCTGACCTCGACGCCGCTCTGGCCGTGGCCGATGGATGACCGCATCAAGGCATCGCTGGCTCGAGCGAATGCGGCGGGGAAGGGCGGCACCGCGCTCGCTGGCACCACCGGGATCTTTTGGGCCGCGAACACCGTCACCAGCGAGATCGTGTCCCGCTACGGCGCGATCCCCGTGGGCTGTATGAGTGGTTCGACGCTCCGGCTCCGTCATTGGGTCCTGCCGTTTCTCACCAGTGGCGTCTACTTCTTACTCGCCGGCGCAGCGCTTGCGCGGCGACGGAGGCCCCACGATGCCCTTCGATCCTACTGATGAGCGCGAGCGCACGCCGTGGCGCGCCGGGACGACGCGGTGGCGTCTGCCGGGCCTGCCGCAGTCCTTCGAAAATCGCTTGCTCCTGATCGGCGGCGTCTTGGTTGTGCTGGATTTTCTGCACTTGGCCCGCAGCTTCGCGTCAGAGTTTACGGGGCTCCTGATGCTCCCGGTCAGCCTGATCCGCACGCTCGGGCAGTGGCTGAGCGCCTGGTAATGGGCATCACCGAAGTTTCGGGTCAGAAGTCGTCCTCACCCGTGCGCGACGATAACGTGGCCTCGTCCACGCTGGCCTTTCCGAATCCGGTCACGGCGGGTAATTTGATCGTGTTCGCTGGGGCTGTGTGGAATGACGCCGCGGTGGCCAGTGTGACCGTCACCAAATCCGCCGGGGGCGCCACGCTGGTTTCTCCGGGCATAATCGCCGTCGCGGGTGAGTTGACGCCGACGGTCACCGATAATTTCCCGTGGCTCGCGTATGGGATCGTCGAGACGGGCGGCACGTTGACGCTACAAGTGGCGCCGAGCACGACCAGCGGCAATTACATCAATGCGCAAGTCGATGAATTCACCGGCGTCGATCCCACGCCGCTCGATGCGACGGGCAGCGAAACGACGGGCGAGGGGTCATCGGGCCCGGCCACCGGCACCATTACCACCGCCACGGCGGGCGCCTTAATTGTCGGGGTGCTGTGCTTGTATGGCGGCGCCGTGATCAATGTCGGCTCGGGCTACACGCAACTGGACGAAGACGAAACGCAGAATCGCGTGGCCTATAACTCCCAGTGGTCGCTCGCCGGGGCGGCCGGATCCTATAACGTGGATTGGACGGGATGGAGCGGAGCCACGCGCGGGTGGAGTTTGATTAGTCTCGCATTCAAAGAGCTGGCCACGACGCCGCCGCTGCCCGCCGATGCGGTGCCTGCCCGCCCGCTGCGCTCCACGATGCGCTGGTGACATGGCCAGCACCGGCAACGTCTTCGTCGGGACGGGCGAGAACAACGCCGGTATCGGCGCAACGGCGTGGACGAACCCCGGCAATATCACCTCCGACAATGCGACGGATGCCTCATGCAACGCCGCCGCGACCTCGCAGTACCTCGTCGGGCGTAATTGCGGGTTTGCGATTCCCACGGACGCCACGATCGTCGGCGTGACGGTGCGGATCGAAGCCGCCGAAACCTCGGCCGGCTCCGAAACGCTTAACGGGCGCTTGCAGGATGAAACGGGGGCGCTGACCGGGAGCGGCAAGACGGCCAGCATCGGCGGCACGACGCCGACCGTGTACACCTACGGGGGCACCGCGGACCTCTGGGGCGCCACGCTGACGCCCGCGATCGTCAATGACGCGGACTTCGGCGTGCGCTTTTGGTTCACGACCGCGCACAACATGACGGTCGATTACGTCACGATCGCCATCGAGTATTCCACGCCGACGCCTGCCGAATTCTGGGTGCCCGAGCTGCAGACCGCCATCGCCCCATGATCAACCGCCGCGTGCCGCGCCCCATCGAGGAGCCGCGGCTCACGCGGTCGATCCTCTTTGAAGTCGTCCCGATCGGCGTCGGCGGGCCCGTCCCGACGCCGCAAGAATTCTGGCAGCCGCTCCGCGTCAAGGCCGAGGCCCCGACGCTCACGCCTCCGCTCACGACGACGGTCCTGCTCGGCGAGTACGTCTATCCCGTCCCCGAGCCGCCCGTCCCGATCCGCGTAGACATGGCCCCACTGCGGGCGCGCTATGAAGCGCCGCCCATTCGCTATGCGCCCGTGCTGCTCGTGGGCCTCGTCGAGACGGTGCCGCTGCCGATCGATGTCGTCACCGCGCCGCTCACAAATGCCTCACAGATCCTCGAGCCGATTCCGCGCGCCTCCCGGATCCTCACGCCGCCGGCCGTCGCCGTCGCGGCGCCGGTCAACCTGCTCACCCAGCAGCGCCCGCTGGCCCGGCCGATTCCGCCACCGATCCCGGCGCCCGTCCAGCGCCTCGTTACGGCCCCGATCCCCGACCGGCACCCGAGCCCGCTGCTGCTGACGGGGCGCATTGCGCCCGAGCCGATCCAGGCACCGCGGCCGCGGCTGGTCGTCGTGCCGGTGGCCGATATCATCAACCCGCTGGATCTGCTGCGGCAGCAGCGCCCGCACGCCGGGATCATCCGGACGCCCGTCCTGGTGCGCCCGCCGGCGCTGGTGGCCGTCCCTGTCCCGGATCGCCACCCGAGCCCGCTCCTGCTCCAGATCCCGCGGCGGCTCGAGGAACGGGCCCCGCTGCCGAGCTCGCGCCTGGTCGTCGTGCCGGTGGCCGATGCGCCCGTAGCGCCGCCGCCCGCGCTCGAATTCCTGGCGCCACGGCAGGCCGTGCGGCCGATCCCGGCCCGTATCACCGCCGGTGCCAGCCGCCTCGTCACGGTGCGGCCGACGCTGAATCTGCTGACCACCCAGGCCCCGCGGCAGGGGATCCTGCGGGCGGTCCCCGCCGAGGCCGGCTATCGCCCCAGCCGCTATATCAGCATCGTCCCAGCCGATCGCATCCCGCCCGTGCTCCTGCTCATGGTGCGCCCGCAGCCGGTCTATGTGACGATGCCGCGGCCTTCTCAGCTCGTCGTCGTTCCCGAGATGGCCGAGATCATCACCGGCCCGCTCAATGTGTTCAAAGTGCCGCCGCATCGGCGCGGCTTCGCCAGCCCGCGCAATGAACGCCAAGGCTTTCCCAGCCAGATCCCGCGCCGCCACTTCCCGGCGCCCCGACGGAGATAATCATGCTGCTCGGCACCGTCTATCCGCCCAAGCAACCGAGTGAGTCGTTTCCGGTGGGGATCGACTTCACCAACGATCTCGCCACCGGGGAGACCATCAGCAGCGCCGTGACCACCGCGCTCCGACTGAGCGATGGTGAGGACGTGAGCGCGGAAATCTTGACCGGCGTGGAGCTGATTGCCACGCCCGTCGTCGCCAAGCGCGTCATCGCCGGCGATCCCGGTGAGCTCTACCGGATGCAGATCACCATCACGACCAGCGGGCTCAATACCTACGAGCACGAGGTCGATATCCCGGTGGAGGAAAACTGAGACGGGTGCTCCTGCTCGTCGCGTGTCTCAGCGCCGCGTGCTCGAGCGCAGGCACGGCGCGCGATCTCGCCGCCGTGAAGGGCTGGGATTATCGGGGCGAAACCGTCGGCGAGATCATTTATCTCTATTGCCGCCGGGCCGCCCCGCGGGAGCAATTGATCTTCCAGTGGGGTGTGGAGCGCACCGTTGGGCCCCATCGGCTCACGATTCAGTGCGCCGATTGAGCTTCCTCGATGGCCCGGGCGTGGAAACTGCGCCATTGGGCCCATTCGGTGTCGGATCTTGGAGTATGCCGGGACAAATCAGTCAGCGCCGCCCGCGCCTCGGCGAGTTGCTGGCGTAGGGTGTCCGTGGGGCACGAATGCCCGCATAGAGGACACTCGCGTAATTCTTCGCTCATCGATTCCGCACCGGCCACCAGCAGAGCTGGTAATTCGTCATGCCCGACACAGAGGCCCATTCCCGCTGCAGCCGCGTGATATCGACCAGCACCACGGCGCCCGGCTCCCGGAAATACGTCGAGGTCCAATAGCCGCCGCACGTGATGAAGGGATCGCCCGGCGTGGCTTGGCCGGTCCCCGCGGCGTTACTCAGCATCGGATTCAGATAGCGGTAGTCGAGCAGGCTCTCCAGCTCGCGCAGGTTGGCGAGTCGCCAATCGCCAGGATCGCTGCGATCCGTGAGGCCGCACTGCCCATCGGCGAGCTCGCGCGTGCGGGCGAGGGCGCCCCACCAATTTTCGGTGCCGCACGCGGAATTCTGGAGCCAGACGAGGCCCGTCAAGAGATCCGTCACCGTGCCGTTGCGATTGTCGCGGAAGCGCGGCGTCGGCAGGGGGACGCCGGCTTGGAGATCGCCGTCATCGCCGGCGGTCAACGTGGGGGCGCCGGTGGAGGGGACGGGTGCCGGGGCTTTAGGCCCGGCGCCGACGGAGCTGGCGCTGAGGAGCGAGAGCACCAGGCCGACGAGCGCGCAGCTCATCGCCGAGCGCAGCGGACGCCATGTGCAGCTCGAGGAGTTGACGGATGAGGCGACCAGGAAACGACGCAATGTGCTGATGATCATGAGTCCACACCTCCACGGTGTAGTGGTCACGAAGGGGCCAACGCATTCCAACGTCATGGAAGCTAATGTGCAGGGCAATAGAGTTTGGCATAGGCCATCCATTTTAGGTGGCATCGGCCGCGCCAACGATCATGCCAAACACGCCGCATCCCACTTCCGATAAGAGGGACGATGTTAAGCGCCACGGGCACCCATAGGGGCTGAGCCTCGGCCGAGCCCCGAGCGGTGGGGCCCACCACGGCGGCCCCGGCACCGAGCGAGAGCACCACCAATAGGTTTTTCAGCTTCCGCGCCCGGCCCTGCCGGGGTGCGGCTTTTCCCCGCTCGGCTCCCGTGAGTAACCATTCCGCGCTGCAATCCAGGGCGACACACAACCGGATCAGATCCTTAAAGGGGGTGTAGCGCTCGGAGAGCCAGTTGTAGACGTTCGTTTTCTCGAAGCGGTGATCCCAGCAAAACCGCTGCACGTCCAGCTCGCCGCCATTCTTCACATAGCCGCGCTCGCGGAGCTTCGCCTCGATTCGCGGCCCGATCCCCGGATAATCGCCCATCGTGTGCAATCCTCTTGACAAGAGTTTTTGTCGTGCGTATTCTGACAGCGCCATGACAAATACTATTGCAAGGTCCCCCAAAAAGCAAGCAGGCCGCGGGATTCGGCGGTTGCCGACCTGGGTACTCGTCCAGCGCTATCGCCGCGCCGGGCTGACGCAGTGGGGCATTGCGCGCGAGGCCGGCGTGTCGCAGGGCACCGTCGCGAGTGCCATCCACCGCCGGGCGAAGGGCCCGGCGGTCGATCGGGTGTGGGCCGTGCTCGAGCGGGTGCTGGCTTGACCACCACGGCGCACTTTCTCCCGCCCGAGCTGCAGGCCACCACGTTCTACGTCATCGGCCGCGAGCGCGCCTTCGCGATCGCCACCGCGCCCGTCGGCTGTCCCGTCTGCCACGTGGCCCACATGCTCTTTATCGTCGAGGCGACTGCGTATAGCTGCCTGCTGTGCGCGAAGGGGATGTGATGAAAGCTCACGATGTTCGCAAGCTGCGCCATTGCGCGAAGTGTGATCGCCTAGTCCATCAGGACAACTTCACCACCGATCAGATATGTATTGGATGCGCCTGGCGGAAGGCGAGAACTGTCGACCGTTTTCTCACGCTCTATCCGTGGCAGGACGCCGACAAGCTCTCGATCGGCTTGATTGGCGGCGACAATATGCGTCACCTGATCGAACGCCGGCAATTCGCGCGGGCCGCGAGATAAGGGTCCCCATGCTCCGCACCCGCGCCCGCTGCTGGGAGATTCCGACGCGCGACGACAGTGCCGCCGCCTATCACGCCTTAAAGCTGATTCTGAGGAGGCCCGAATGTCCACCGCTGTCGCCACCACCGAGGCGCCGATCCATTACAGCGCAAGCGAGATTGCTTTGGTCAAGAAGACCATTGCGGCGGGCGCCACGGACGAAGAACTAAAGCTCTTCCTCTTCGACTGCAAGCGCCAAGGCGTGCATCCGCTCGATCGGCTCATCCATTTCAGCAAGCGCGGCGGGAAGTACACGCCGATCACGTCCATCGACTTCATGCGCCTGCGGGCGGATGACACCGGCGTGCATGCCGGGACGGACGATCCCGTCTACGACCTGCCCGAGGATAGCGACAAGCTCATCCGGTGGGCGAAGGTCACCGTATACAAGTTCGTCCAGAGTCAGAAGGTCGCCTTCACGGCCACGGCGCGCTGGTCGGAGTACGCGCCGCCGGGCAGCGAAGGCTTCATGTGGAAGAAGATGCCGCGCCTGATGCTCGGCAAGTGCGCCGAGGCGCTGGCGCTGCGCAAAGCCTTCCCGAAACAACTGCACGGCATCTATGAGCGCGCCGAGATGGACCAGGCCGAGCGCGCCACGCCGGAGCCCGAAGCGCCGCCGCGCGTGGAGCCCGCGCCGCAGGAGCTCCTGACGCTCGAAGCCGATTCCAATCCGCTGGCCGAGGTCAAGGCGGGCCTGGTCACGCGCATCGAGAAATTCACCTTGGCCAAGATCACGTTGCTGATGCACCGGCTCGATCTGGGTGAGGGCGAGTGGCAAAACCTGGACGTGGCCGCAATGGATCTGCTCGCGAAGAGTCTGGAGGGCAGTAAGAAATGACGACGTGTCAGGGATGTCAGACGACCGCCCCGCAACGCCTGCGCCCGTTCCATCTCCCGAATCAGTGGGAGCCGCTGCAGCTCTGCGATGCCTGCTGGGCGGCGGCGATGACCGGGCTCATCGGGCGGATTCGCGCCTGCGAACGGGCCACCGTGGCGAAGATGGCCGAGCGGATCTGTGAGCGCTTGGCTGAGCTCCGGATGCATGGCTGATCTGCTCTGCACCCACGGCCTCACGGAATACTGCGAATGCCTCGGGCCGCCGCGGAGGACCGGCTACCTCGTGCAACGGGCGGCGCTGAAAGGCCCGGGGGAGCGGGAGCCCGAGTGGACGTGTCAGTGCCGACGGCCCGACGGGCGGCCCTTGCTCAAGGGCCACCGCCACCAGCGCCCCGCGCAGTGTCTCCCGCAGGCCGCCATCGACACGTGGGCACACAAGGTGGGCTGTGGCCCGCGCGTGGCGCGCGAGATGTTCTGGCTCGAGCTGGAATTTACCCCCAACCCAGGAGGACATCCATGAGTGGTGCGCACCCCGAAGTGAAGCCCGGCACGATGAACAAGGAGTTGGCGCGGCTGGAGCAGCAATACGGGCGGAAACCCCGTAAGGGCACGCTGGCCGCACGCGTGGCCCAGGAGCGGAAAGCCGCCGAAAAGGCGATGCGGGCGGCCGAGATTCGCTTGGCCAATGCCCGGCGGGCCGAGTCCATTCTGCGGACGGCGCCCGATCTGACGGAGAAGCAACTCGTCGCCCTCGTCCGGAAGAAGGCGCGGTAAGCCGATGCGGGCGCCCGGCTGGCTGCGTGCGCTGGGCGCTCGCCTCGCCCGCTGGCTCGATCGAGTTCCCAAGACCGGAGCGTTGTGATGGAAGGCTATCTGAGCCTCTATCGGTGTCGAGCGGAATGCCACGTCATCCTGCTCACGTGGGCGGAGCCAGTGGCGAGTGAGCACTTCGCGGATGCGACCTTCGTGGTCACGGTCATTCCCAAGACGCAACACGGCGCCATCCGCAATCGCGTGGAAGGTGTCGATCGGTTTCAGGCGATCCGCGCCGAGTTCAAGCCGATGAAGACCTGGGTGGAGTGTTACGCGCGCCTCATCGACGAGGACCGCGCCCACCCGCATCGGCGCTGCTGGGAGCCATCGATTCGGCGTGCGGCCGCGCACATCATCGACGTGGAGCTGCGGAGTATTCCGCTCTGGCATCCGCCCTATGCCGTGCTTTAAGTTCGGCGAGCTCGCCCTGCTCGGCGTCATCGCCGGGCTCATCCTCGCCTGGCTCGCGAGCCTCGTGCTGTGAAGGCGAAAGCGAAAGGGGCGCGAGCCGAGCGGCGCACGATGGCCTTGCTCGAAGCCGCTGGCTATCGGTGCACCAAGTCGGGGGGCTCCCTTGGGGAGTGGGACGTGATCGGCATCAGCGCCACCGATGTCGTGCTCTGCCAGGTGAAGAGTAACCGCGGCCCGGGCCCACTGGAGCGCCTGGCCCTGCGCGATTTCGTGATTCCACCGATCGGGGTGCGGAAGCTGATCCACGTATGGCGGGATCGTGCGCGGCGGCCGGACGTGCAGGAGTTGTGATGCCGGACGAGTTGGCGAAGCGACTGTTTGATGCGTGGCCCTTGAATGATCGCGGCGGGGCCTGGCATGACCTATACCTGCGAGAACAGGCCGGGTATGAAGACATGGCCGCCGAAGCGCGGGCCTACTGGCGGGAGCGGACGCCGACGAGGGAGGAGATCATGGAGCGCGTCTTTCACATAGATCGTTGGAATCAAGAGCACAATCCGACCGCACAGACCTACTTCGTTTACGCCGACGCCATCCTCGCCCTGCTGGACTCGCGACTCGGGGGGAAGTGATGAACACGATAGACCGGCTCGTGCATGACGTTCGGACCCATGAAGGTCTGCGCGTGCGCCTGGATGATCTTGAAGAAGTGCAGCGCCAGCAAGCCGAGAACGAGGCCGCGATCCGGGCGCTGGGTGGGCCTAAGAATCTAGGTGACGGCGTCTCGGAGTGTAGATTCTGCGGAATCGCGTGGTGGCCCAATCACTCGTGGACACACGTGCCGGGCTGCCCAATCGCAGAGCACGCCCCCGCGATCGCGCGGGCCGAGGGGAAGAAGTGAGCCTCCCGATCGAGGACGCCGATGCCGAGCGCGTCTTCGCCTGGCGGGATCGGCAGCGCGAGCAGGAAGTCCGGGTGTTCGCGTGGGTGGCCTGGATTGCGTTGACCGTGTCCCTCGTAAGCTTGTTTCTCTCGATCGCCCGCTTGGTCATTCAGCCATGAAGCAGCGCACCCTGGTGTCCTGTGACTACTGTCCCCATGAAGCGGAGCGGCGCAAGCCGATCGACACCTACGGCTTCGTCTTCCACTCCGGCTGGTGGTTGCCCGAGGGCTGGATCCTCATCGCCGATGGCGCCGAAGACAAGCTCGTCTGTGCGGCGCATAAGATCATCATCGAGTGACCAATTGTGACCGAAGCCATGCGGCATATCGCTCTGGATAGGCGCGCCGCCAAGCGGCAAATCCATCTGGATCTAGGCACTTAGCACACTCGCAGAATTCTTCATCGCAGGGGCGATTGTCCGCGCCGCAAGACCAGCAGGGCCGCAGGCGCATCAGAACGCGAATCCCATTTGCTGATCCGCGTCAATGCGTGGCGGCTTCGCCCGCATGGTCAAATTACGGAGTTGTCGGGCGAGGCAGTCCCGCTTCTCGCCAGTCGCCGTCGCGAGTTGCAGGAGCATGATCAGGATATCTTGCCGAAGGGCGACTCGGTTGGAGAGCGCATACACCCGCTGCAGCCACGTCATCGTATCGCGGAACGCTGCGGCATCGAGGCCAAACTGGGCTAACGTCAGCCCATATTCACGCAGGGCCATGATGATCTGGTCTCTCGCTCGGCTAATCTCATCCAACAGCAGATGCACCACGTCGCGGCCTTCGATTTGGGCGTCCCGCTTCAGATTTTCGAGTGTGAGCTCAGCTTCCCGGGCAGTGGTCGGGCCTTCAAGCGGAAGCTTGGGCGGCAGGACATCAGCAATCAGCATTTGATCATGCGCTGTCGAATTCGGACCAAGGAACTTGGCGGCGAGTACGGCGCGGATAGTCGTGAAACATTCGCGGCGGTAGAGCTTGAGTTTTTCGGGATTCTTTGTGACTCGCCGGTGCCCGATCGTATAGAGGAAAACCGGGAGCACATCGAGCGGCATCGCGATGACCTGCCGGCCTTGTTTCCCGTCGCGCCCCTGGATGGTTATAACAACCATGGTTGCGGCGAGCTCCTCGTCGCGCTTGATGCGCTGCAATTGCGAGGACCAATCGACGCCCAAATTTTCCGCCACGGTCGACGGCAGAAATAGCGTTGCCTCCACCGTGGTGCCGGGGATCACTTCAAGCCGGTCACCGTGAAATTCGATCACCTCAACTTGCGGGGTTCCCCACGGGAATGCATTGGCCGTCATCGCTCGATCCTCCAGCCGCTACTTTTTAAGTTTGGCCGCCCAATTTTTTAACCCCAGTCACAAACGCAGACTCCCCCCCACCGAAGACCTTTTGCTCTCTCGGACTCGGCCCTCTGATTGCGAGAGCAATCGCTCTGCTTTCAGAGGCCCGAGGGCACGGCGGTTTCGACCTCACGTAGTCCCGTGTTCGTCCAATCCATACCCGCCCAAGTTCTGCCTTTGCTCTTCGTCCGCTCCTAACTGCCAGACCAAATAGCACACGCCACAAGCCCCCCTCTCGCGGCCATGTTTGGTCAGTCTTCTCCGCTATTTCGGCATGCCCTTCACCAAGGCAATTGCGTCCGTTGTACCACTGGGGATATGCTGTGGATTGGCTGAAACTTACCCACCCGGATAAGTAGCCGACGGTCCCGAGTCCGAGGGATGCGCTGCTTCCCTCGCCAGACTCGCAGAGGTCAGCCGATCAGCTCGTGATTGGCTGGCCTCCTTCTTTTTAAACCCCGTCCCAGCTCGGCTTGCACCGAGGTGTCCGCAGGTTGCCTGCTGCGTTAGGGACGGGAGGTGGGTCGATGGCGAGGGACCACGGGCAACGTCATGGGAATCCACCGAGTAAACCTGGCAAGTCATCTTGTCAAGTACCCCTGACCCAAAGTATTCTCTCGTCCCGAGATGCCGCGCGCGCCCGCCCGCCCATGTACGACGCAGGGCTGTCCCAACCTGCAGCCGTGCGCATCGCATCCCCGCATTCCCTGGCGCCGGCCGCAATCGCAAACACGCCAGCAGCGTGGTTACGATCACCGTCACGAATTTCTCCGCCGCCGCGTGCTGCGCGAAGAACCGCTCTGCCGAGCCTGCCGCATTCGCACGTCGCTTATTTCTGATCACATCGTGCCGCTCTCGTTGGGAGGCAAGACCGTGCGCTCGAATCTCCAAGGCTTGTGTGCGTACTGCCACCGCACCAAGACGGGACGCGAAGGACAGGCGGCACGATGAGCGTGGTCTATGCGCAGCTCAGTGCGGGTGAGTATCCGCTCGCCGTCGTGCAACACGTGCGCGACGTGCGACAGCACTGCGATGCGGTGAAATATTTCTTGGGGCGCATACATTCGGCGACGGAGAGGGGCCGCGCATCGCTGCGATTCGCGGCTCAGGACCGGCGGGCCAGTCACGCGCGCGATTCGTCTGCGCAGAATTTATGATTTCGGTGGGCCAAGCGAGCGCGATGAGGCCCGGCCCGAAACGCGATCCCGGCGGCAACGGGCTGATTCGGCTCGTCGCCACGAAGCCCGCCGAGCGCATGAGTGAGTTTTGCAGCACGTATCTGACGCACGTCAAGGGCGAGCTCGCCGGCGTCCCGCTCGTGCCGGATCGGTGGCAAGTCCGCGACATCATCAAGCCGATTTTCGGAACGCTCAAAGGGCCTCTGCGGCAATACCGCACGAGCTACGTCGAAGTGCCGCGAAAGAACGCCAAGAGCACGTTAGGCTCGGCCATCGCGCTCTATCTGCTGCTCTGCGACGACGAACCGGGCGCAGAAATTGTGTCTGCGGCGGCGGATCGCGACCAGGCCGCGGTGGTCTTCGACATCGCGCGCTCGATGGTTGAAGCGAGCCCGACGCTCAAACAGCACTGTGTGATTTACCGGCGCGAGATCGTGGTGCCGAGCACCGGCTCGCGCTACAAAGCGATCAGCGCCGAGGCGTATTCGAAGCACGGCTTGAATCTGCACGGCGCGATCATCGACGAAGTCCATGCGCATCCGAATCGCGAGCTCTGGGACGTGCTGGCCACCTCGATGGGCGCGCGGCGCCAGCCGCTCACTTTTGCGATCACGACGGCGGGGTACGACCGATCGGAAAGTAATCTGTGCTGGACGCTGCACCAGCACGCCGAGCGCGTGCTCGAGAATCCGAAGCTCGATCCGACCTTTTGGCCCGTGATCTATGCGGCGCCGCGGGAGGCGGATTGGCGCTCGCCGCGCGTCTGGGCGAAGGCGAATCCCGGGCTCGGCGTCACGATCAAACGCGATTACTTGGCCGCGGAATGCAAGCGTGCCGAAGAGATCCCGAGCTACCAAAACCAATTCCGGCGCTTTCACCTGAACCAGTGGACCGAATCGGAAACCGTGTGGATTCCCGTCGCGAAATGGGACGAGAACGCGACGAGCGTGGATCGCGCGCGCCTGGCGGGGCGGCCGTGCTACGGCGGGCTCGATCTCTCGACGACGACGGATCTCAGCTCGCTCGTGCTGGTGTTTCCCGACGCGGAGCGCGGCGGCTTCGACGTGCTGTGTACGACGTGGTGCCCGCGGGAGGGGATCGCCAAGCGCGCGCAGAAAGACGCGGCGCCGTATCCGCTCTGGGTGCGCGACGGCTATCTCACGCCGACCGAAGGCAACGTGGTCGACTACGACGTGATCCGCGAAGACGTGAAGCGGCTGGCCGAGGAATTCCGCATTCAAGAAATCGCCTTCGACCGCTGGAACAGCTCGCAGATCGTGACGCAATTGCAAGCCGACGGGGCGACGATGGTGCCGATGGGCCAGGGCTTCGCGTCGCTCTCGGCGCCGGCGAAAGAGCTGGAGAAGTTAGTGCTCGCGCGCAAGCTGCGGCACGGCGGCCAGCCGCTCCTGCGCTGGGCGATCGGCAACACGGTGATCGAGTCGGACCCGGCGGGGAACATCAAGCCGTCGAAGCGCAAGAGCACGGAGCGGATCGATCCCACGGTGGCGCTGGTGATGGCGCTCGGCCGCGCGATCCTGCACGACCAGGCGGGGAGCGTGTACGAATCGCGCGGGGTGGTGACGGCGTGATCATGGTCCGGCCGGAATTATCTGCGCTGTCAGGCAGGCGGGAAGGAACGCCCGTGGCTGCGGACAGGCGGCCCTCGCGGTGGCGGGTCAGACCGCTAACGGACCACCATTCGTGACGCTGCGGGTCGGCGAATCCACGCTCGGCCGGCGCGCCTCGGTGCTCACCCGCCGGGCCAAGGGGGGCACGGCGATGCAGATCGTGAGTCCGATCCTGCTGGTCTTGGCCTTCGTGTGTTTCTTCATCGCGGCGATCAAGCCCAGCGCGCTGGGCGCGGTGAATCCGATCGGCTTGGGGCTGGCCCTCTGGGTCTTGAATGCCCTCGTGGTGATCGCGCCGCGATGAAGGTCGCGGCCAAATATTGCCGAGGGCTCCCCGCGGAGCGATTCGTGCGGTATGTCGAGCCCGAGCCGAATTCGGGTTGTTGGCTCTGGATCGGCGCCCGGCATCGGCAAGGGTATGGGTTGTTCGAATCTGAGCGGGGCCAGACGCGCCGGGCCCATCGGTACAGTTACGAATTGGCCTGCGGCCTGATCCCATCTGATTTGTTTGTGCTCCATCGGTGTGATCAGCCGTGCTGTGTCAACCCAGCCCATTTGAGAGCCGGGACGGCGCAAGACAACGTGGATGACATGTGGGCTCGGGGCCGCGGGAACCGAGATGTCCGAGCGATGCAGGCGCATCAAGTACGTGGCGAACGGCATGGGCACAGCAAGCTCTCCACCTCGGAGGTCGCGCAAATCCGGCTCCTCGTCGCTGACGGCGAGTTGACCCTGCGAGAGATCGGTCAACGATTTGGCGTGACACGGTCCAATGTGTCCTGCATTGCGCTTGGTAAATCGTGGAGGGAGCGATCAGAGTCAGCGCCAACTACATAACCAGACACTTCGACAAGGCGCGCACCGAGGCGATCCTCGACGAGGTGCGGGCGCTCGTCGCGTCCGGCGACTTCACGCTCGGGGCGCCGCTCAAAGAATTCGAGTGGCGCTTTGCGAATCTCGTCGGCGGGCGTGAAGTCATCGCGGTGAATTCGGGCACCGAGGCGCTGATCCTCGGCCTCAAGACGCTCGGGATCGGGCCCGGCGATGGCGTGATCGTCCCCGTCAATGCGTTTTACGCGGATGCCGGCGCCGTGGTCGCCGTGGGCGCCACGCCGATCTTCTGCGACGTGGACGCTTCGCATCAGCTCGATCCGCTCTCGATTCCGGTGCCGGCGCATGCCCGCGCGATCCTGCCCGTGTGGTGGTACGGGATCCCGCCGGATCTCGATCAGGTGTGCGGCTACGCGCGCACGCATGGCCTGGCCGTGCTCGAGGACGCGGCGCAGGCGGTCGGCGGCGCCCTCGGCAATCGGCGCGCCGGCACGTGGGGCGACGTGGCGGCGTTCTCGTTTCACCCGATCAAGCCCTTGCACGTGTGGGGCGACGGCGGGGCGGTGGTGCTGGATCCGGGGGAGCGCGCCGATTGGCTCCGGCGCTATCGCGACCACGGCAAGCTGGACCGCGACACGATCGAATTCTTCGGCATCAATGCCCGCATGCAAACCATTCAAGCCGTCGTGGCGAATGCGGAGCTCTCGCGGGTGGGCCGCGCCGTGGGCCTGCGGCGGGCGCTGGCCAGCGAATTGGATCTCGAGCTCGCGAAGATCCCTGGGCTCACGATTCCGCCGCGCCGCGGCCTGCCGGCGTGGCGGGGCTACGTGATCGAGGCCGAGGATCGGGACGGCCTGATGGCGCGGCTCACCGAGGCGGGCATCGAGGTCGCCGTGCATTATCCAACACCCTTGCACATGCAGCCTCCCGGGCGGGCCCTGGGCTACGCGCGCGGGGATTTCCCGGTGGCCGAGCGGCAGGCGCTGCGCCAGCTCACGCTGCCCTGTCACGAATTCCTCACGCGCGATGAAGTGGCCTACCTGCTCGAGTCCATCCAGGCCGCCGTATGAAATGCCTCGTCACGGGCAGTCGGGGCTTTCTCGGCGCGGCGATGATCGCGCGCCTGCGCCGCGACGGGCACGACGTCATGGGCCTTGATACCGAGCCCACGCGGCAGGCGCCCGACGGCTACTACGTGCAGGACATCCGCTACCCGTTTCATCTGCGGCCGGTGGAGTGGGTGTTTCACTTCGCCGGGCTCGCCGCCGTGCCGCCCTCGCTCAAGCATCCGACGCAGTGGCTCGCCGTGAACACGCAGGGCACGGCGCACACGCTCGAGGCCGCGCGCCAGGCCGGCGCGACACGATTTCTCTACGCCGCCTCGGGCACGTGCTACGGCTTCGCGCCGCCGGAGCCCACACCGGAGACGGCGCCGATCCGGTGCGAGACACCCTACGCGCTATCCAAATGGCTCGGCGAAGAGCTCGTGCGCCACTACGATCACGTCTACGATCTGCCGTCCGTCTCGTTGCGCTTGTTCAATCCCTACGGGCCCCGCATGAGTCCCCACACGAGCGGCATGGGCGCACTGCTCGAGCGGCGCCGCCAAGGCGTGCCGCTGCAGCTCACCGGCGACGGGACTCAGTATCGGGACTGGCATTACGTCGACGATACCATCGACGCCTTCGTGAAAGCTGCCGAATCCGATCACCGGGATCTCGCGATCAACATCGGCAGCGGCGCCCCGCAGACGCTCAACCGCCTCGCCGAGCTCCTGGGCAGTCCCGTGGAGTACATCCCCGCGCGCAGCGAAGCGCGCGGCACCTGGGCCGATATCACGCTCGCGAAGCGGCTGCTCGGCTGGGCGCCGACGGTTAGCTTCGAGGACGGCGTGGCGCGCACGCTTGCTCACGGCTGACGAGCTGCGGCAGTTTGAACGCGACGTTGCCGACGCCTTCGAAGCGAAGCGCGTGACGGGCCCGATTCACCTTTCGGGCGGCAATGAGACACAGCTCTTGGAGCTCTTCACCGAGATCCAGCCCGAGGATTACGTGTTCTCGACGTGGCGCTCGCACTATCACGCGCTCTTGAAAGGCGTTCCGCCCGAGCGGGTGATGGCCGAGATCATCGCCGGCCGCTCGATGATGCTGCACTTTCCCGACTATCGCTTCTTCAGCTCGGCCATCGTCGGCGGCATTCTGCCGATCGCCTGCGGCGTGGCGGCGGGTGGCCATCGTTGCTGGTGCTTCGTCGGGGACATGACGGCCAGCCTCGGCGCCTTCCACGATGCCGAGCGCTACGCGATGGGCCATCTGCTCCCGATCACGTTCGTCGTCGAGGACAACGGGCTCTCCACGAATACACCGACGGCTGAGACGTGGGGCCTCCGGTGGGGCCTGCCGAAGACGCGGCGCTATGCCTACACGCGCACGTGGCCGCATACGGGGAGCGGACGCTACATTGCCTTCTAAAGCCTGCGCGCATCGCCCGCAGGAGCAACTGCGCTTTGAGCTCGACGAGTCCGGCTTGTATTACCGGCGGATTTATCGCTGCGGCAAGTGCGGCCAAGAGTACGCGGGGAAGTGGCATTGACGCCCTTCCATCGCGCCGTGAATCAGGCCATGCGGGCGCTCGCCGCCGAGCCGCGCACGGTGTTCGTGGGCCAGTCCGTGCGCTACGACGGCGCGGCGATCTATCACTCGCTGGACGGCGTGCCGCTGGCCCAGCGGCGCGAGATGCCCGTGCTGGAAGATTTTCAGCTCGGCTTTTGCACGGGCCTCGCGCTCACGGGCTACGTGCCGATCTGCATCTTCCCGCGCTGCGACTTTCTGCTGCTCGCCGCCAATCAGCTCGTCAACCATCTCGACAAACTGCCGTATTTCGGCTGGGAGCCGAAGGTGATCATCCGGACCGTGGTGGGCGCCCGCGCGCCGCTCGATGCGGGCCCGCAGCATACGCAGAATCACGCGGATGCCTTCGAGCGCATGCTGCGCACCGTGCGCGTCATGGAAGTCACGACGGCCGAGGACGTGGAGCGCGCCTACGCCTCCGCGTGGCATGACAAGGGCTCGGCGCTGATCGTGGAGGCGCCGCGGTGATCTTCAAGACGTGGCTGCAGGAAGTGCAGGGGATCGCCAAGCGCGTGGACGTGGGCGAGCTCGAGCGGCTGTGCGGCATTCTCCAGCACGTGCGCGCCGATCACGGGCGCGTGTTCGTCTGTGGCGTGGGCGGCTCCGCGGCGAATGCGAGCCACTGCGTCAACGATCTGCGGATGCGGGCCAAGCTGGACGCCTACGCGCCGACCGACAACGTGGCCGAGCTCACGGCGCGGCTCAACGATGAGCCCGACGGCTGGGTGCAGCTCTTCACGCGCTGGCTCGAGTGCGCGCGCCTGGGCGAGCCCGACGCCGTGCTGATTCTCAGCACGAGCGGCGAGACGCTGCCGCTCGTCGCCGCCGCGCAATACGCCTTCGAGCATCGCGCGCACGTGCTCGCCATCCTCGGGCGTCACGGCAGCACCGTCGCCAAGTACGCGCGGGTGTCGGTCGTCGTGCCGGGGGAGAGCCCGCATCGCGTGGGCCATGCCGAAGCCTTCCAGGCCGTGCTCTGGCACGCCATCGTGGAGGAATTGGCGGCGTGATGCTGCTGCCATTCACGTCGGGCCTCATCGCGACGACCGGATACGATCCCGAGATCATCGCGCTCATCGACCGGCATTATTCCCGCCGGCCTGGGCAGCGGACGCAAGTCGGAGGCCCCGCGCGCCGATTGATCCTGCGCGATGCGCTCGGGTCCGTCGCCTTCGTGTGGCTCTGGCCGCTTGACGGCAAGCGCTGGGATGGGCAGAACGGGTTTTATTGCGCCGCGTTTCGCAATGAATCCGCGCGGCTCAGTAGCGAGATCATTCTCGAAGCGGAGCAGCACGCCCGCGACTATTGGGGCGGGGCCCATCGGATGTTTACCTACGTGGATCCCCGCCGCGTGCTGTCAAACAATCCTGGGTACTGTTTCCTTCGGGCTGGCTGGCGTCGCGTGTTCACAACGCGGCATGGCCGACACCTGTTGGTCAAAGAACCATGAAAGTCGTGCTGTGTCATGGCTGCTGGGATGGCCTGCACCCGGGCCATCTGCGCCATCTTGAGGCGGCCAAGCGCTACGGCGATCGGCTCATCGTCTCCGTCACCACCGATGCCTGGGTCCGCAAGGGCCCGGGGCGCCCGTACATTCCCGAAACCCTGCGCGCCGAGCTCGTCGGCGCCCTGCGCTGCGTGGATCAGGTCATGCTGACCAATGGCAACTCGGCGGCCGAATTGATTCGCCTCTTGAAGCCCGCCGTGTTTGCCAAGGGCCACGACTACGCGCCGGGCACCGATCCCCGCACCCGCGACGAGGCCGCCGCGCTCGCGACCTACGGCGGGCTCATGCTCTTCACGCCGGCCGAAGTCGTCTTTGCCTCCACGCGCATCTTTGCCGAGTCGGGCATCCGCTATGGCGCGTGAGCTCTGGGCCGCGGTGCGCGCGCTGCGCGTGCAAGTGATCGGCGATGCCATCCGCGATATCTACACGCAAGCCCGATGCCTCGGCGCCGCGTCGAAATCGCCGACGCTCGTCTACGAGCGCCAGGGGAGTCGCGAGTGGATCGGCGGCGCCGGCGTCATCGCGGCGCACTGTCGTGCCGCCGGGGCCCTCGTGGGCCTCACGACCGCGGGCGAGACGATCAAGGAGCGGATTCTCGTCAGCGGCGTCAAGGTCGCCGAGTTTCATCGCCCCGCCACGCCGCGCCAGGATCGGGTGGAGCTCCTGGCCCATCCGGATTGCGTGCTGTTCGCCGACTTCGGCCACGGCATGTTTGAGCCGGGGAGCTGGAGCCGCATGCGGGAGGCGATTCCGCCCTCGGTCCTCACGGCGGCCGACACCCAGACGAGCGATATCGCGTGGGGTAACATTCTCGACTTCGCCGGGGCGCACTTGCTCTTTGCGAATGAGCGCGAAGCGCGCTTCGCCGTCGGCGATCGCTGGAGCCCGCTCGAGGCGATTGCGCGCCGGCTCTGGACGCGGGCCCACCTGGCGGGGACCGAAGCCCTGTTTCTCAAGCGCGGCGCCGACGGGCTCTCGGTCTATCACCAGGGCCCAACCCTGCACGTGCCCGCCTGCGCCGTGCAGCCCATCACCGATCCCATCGGCGCGGGCGATGCGCTCATGGCCTACGCCACGCTGACGTATGCGGCGACGAAGGATCTGGCGCTCGCGGCGCGCGTCGGCTCGGCTGCCGCCGCGGTGGCGTGCGCGCAGGAAGGTAATGCGCCGGTGGCGCCGGCAGCGATCCGCGCGCGCTGGTCGGAGTGGTGAGGCTCGATGGCGTCGATAGCGTCATGGTCATCGGCGGGCTCCTCGTGGCCATCGGCACGGCCTGGATCCATCCGCCGAGCGCCGTCATCGTCGTGGGAGTCGAATTGATCGTGGGCGCCATTCTCGTCTCCGCGTCCCGAGCAGGGAGGCAGTAAATGGGCCGACTGGTGCAGGGCGCACGGAGTTACTTCCTCGGGGAGAAATCGCTCCGCGATCCGACGCTCAATCTCTACTTCGGCACGGGCCCGACGGTGGCGGGCACCAGCGTCACGGAGTGGACGGCGCTGAATTATTCCGCCGTCTGGCAGGCCGTGCGCGCCATCTCGGAGCCCGTCGGCTCGCTCCCGCTGTTTCATTACCGGCGCCTCCAGCCGCGGGGCAAGGACCGGATCACGACGAGTCGGCTGCACCGGCTCATCCACGATCAATTCAATCCCGAAATGACCGCGGTCATCGCGCGCACGACGATGCAGGCCCACGTCCTCACGTGGGGCAATGCCTATGCCGAGATCGAGCGCGATCAGCTCGGCCGCCCGCTCGCCCTCTGGGTGCTCACGCCGGATCGCGTCACGCCGGATCGGAATAAGGCCGGCGATGTCGTCTACCGCGTCCAGCAGGAAAGCGGCACGGAAGTCATCATCGCTGCGGCCAACATGCTCCACGTGCTCGGCCTGCCCTTTAACGGCCTGATGGGCTATTCCGTCATCGCCAAGGCGCGGCAGTCCATCGGCCTCGGCACCGCGACGGAAAAGTACGGCGCGCAATTCTTCGGCAACGGGGCGACCTCAAGCCTCGTGCTCACGCATCCCGGCACGCTGTCGAAGACGGCGAGCGAGAACATCAAGACCTCCGTGCAGAACGCCATCGGCGGCGACAATCGCCACCGCCTCTTGATCTTCGAAGAGGGGATGAAAGCCGAAAAGATTTCCATCCCGCCCGATGACGCGCAATTTCTAGAATGCGTCGTGCCTCGCACGCTCTTCACGATGGCCGACGGGACGCGCCGGGCGGTGGAGTCCCTGCGCCCGGGCGATGAAGTCATGTCATGGAATGGGGCCATCCTGGTG